GGCTAGAATGACTATTGCGCTTAACCAAGCATTTCTAAGTGATGAAGAGACCGTCCGAATTACAGGCGATGAGTTTGTTACTATAGCTAGAGATGACTTAGAAGGTAATTTTGACCTAAGCGTAGAAGTATCCACTCCTGAAAAAAACACAGATCAAGCTAATAAACTAATGAAACTTATGCAAACTAATGCGGCATCTGCTAGTAGAAATATAGTGAATATGCACTATATAAAAATGGCTGAGTTATGGGGTATGCCTGACTTGGCAGATGCTGTTCGTAATGATAAGCCAGAGCCAGATCCTGCACAGGTAGCTATGCAAGAGTTGCAACTAGAAGAGCAAAAACTTAAAAATGCTATCTTGATGAAACAGCTCGAAGCTGAAGATGCTAGAATAAATGAAAGACTCGGAAGAGGTAAAGATGATGATGCTAAACGAGAATTAACATCTGCTAAAGCTGAGCAAGCCCTTGCTGTTAAAGAGAAGTTAGAGAGTGAGACTGACATCTTGGATGCTAGTTTCCTAATGATACAGAATGGTGAAAAACGTCAGCAAGAGATAGAGGATCAGGAATATAAGGCTAAGGTATCCGCTGATGCAGAAGAAGCTAAAGCTAAAGCTCAGAGCGGTATGGAATACCTGAAAGGTGCATTACAGCACTCTCCAGGTAAAGTTATAAACTCAATATAAATATAAAGGAAGATAGATGGCACAAGTAGCACAACACCCCGGCAACCAGAACACACAAAACTCTGGAGCTGAGTTTTATAGACCTAACGTAGGATTACAACAAGTACAAGCACTACAGGTACAAGCTGCGGCTGAGAAGGCTAGAGCGGAGGCTGCTATACTACAGCAATCGCAAGGTTTAGCAGGTGCTGCTATACAGGGTAACCAGGGGCTAGCACCTCAGCAAGTAACTCCAGGTCCACAAGTACAACCACAACAAGTACAAGCTGAGCAATTAGCAGATGCACTCGCAAGTGGACAAGTAGACCAAAATAGCTTACAAGCTCTAATACAATCTGGAGAAGTGAGTGAAGATGTAGCAAGAGCAGCAGTTAGTATGGTGCAGCAAATGCAGCAACAAGCAGAACAACAGTATGCTGCTGAACAGTATGGGCAAGGGTTACAGTAAGTTAAAACTATAAAATGTTTTATGGTATACTGTCATCACTTAAAAAATAAGCACTGATTACAAATCAACTTACGTCCAACTAAAGCTGTACGACGATAAACTCTGACAATTATAAGGAGTAAGCAATGGATGATACATCTACCTTACGTAGCGAACTACAAGGTATCGACGAGGCAATTGCTAAGTTAGAAGCCGATATAGAACTAGGCGAGCAATTAAAAAGGCTCAAGGCTAATCCAGATTACATTGCAGTAATTGCTAAGGGTTATATTGAATCAGAAGCTAATAAGTTATTTAACATACTTACAGAGCCTACCGGAGTTACTCCATATACAAGTGAACAGTTGCAGCTAAAGCTAGCTGCTATTAGTGACTTAAAAGGCTATGTTGGAAGTGATGAGTATGTAGGGTCTGTTGAGACTGCTGCTAAAGCTGCACCTGCTACTATTGAGCGTGAGCGCTTATACAGACAGGATGTTACATCGAGATATTCGATGAATACTGAGGATAAATAATGAGTGATACTGTAATAGAAAATGAAGAAGCCGAGTTTAGCGAAGATGTATTCGAGTCTATGTTAAATGGTTCATTTGAACCTGAAGATGTAGAAGAGGATGAAGTAGAAGCTGATGAGGAAGATGCAGACATTGCTGACGACTTAGATGCTGATAATAGTGAACACCAAGAGGACACAGACCAAAAAGAGGATTCTGAGGATGAAGAGGAACTTGATGAGGCTGACGACGGTGAGCTTGATGAAGACTCTGAAGATGAGGATGAGGATGAGGAAGAAGACACTCTAGTAGAAGATTATGATTCAGATGATGAAGATGGTGATAGCGAGGATGAAGAGGATGCAGATACTGACGAAGTAGATGTTGAACCAGAAGACGAGGACACTGACGAGGAATCAGAAGACGAAGCAGACACAGAAGAGATTAGCGACGGCGAAGCTCAGGACACAGATGGAGTCGATTATAAGGCCTTCTATGACGCTGTAGTGAATACAGAGTTTACTGTTAATGGGCGTAAGTCTAAGGGCTTCTCAGACCCTAAGAAGATAATTCAATCCATGCAAATGGCTGGAGGATTTTCAGAGAAGATGGCTGGTTTTAAAAAATACAAGCCGTTTATGAGTCCACTTAAAGAGCGTGGGATGTTGGATGATCCAACTAAATTTGATTTGGCTATGAATATCTTAGATGGAGATAAAGAAGCTATTAAGCAACACCTGTCTACATTAAAGATTGATCCAATGGAATTAGATATGGACACCATAGCGTATCAAGCTACACCTGCTACTGCGACGCAAGAAGCTATAGTAGTTGATGAAGCGCTAGATAGAGCGCGTAATGCTGGTATCGAAGATAAGTTTAGGGATGCTATTGGCAGACAATGGGATGAAGAAAGTTTTAATGAATTTGTAAAAAATCCTAATGTTCGCAATGACCTAATACAGCACATGGAAACTGGCGTATATGACACTGTGCAAGATAAGATTGCAGAGATGAAACGCTTAGATTTCAATGGTGTATTTTCAGATATGAGCACTATTGCTCAATACAGAGCTGCTGTTAAGGAATTAACACCAGCAACTCCTGTAATTCCTGTTACAGAAACTGTTAAAAAGGTAGCCCCTAAAGTTGCCCCTAAAAAGACAGTTTCAGCAAGTGTTAAGGAGGAGAAAGCTAAGATTGCAAAAGCAAGGAAAGAGGCTGCTTATAAGAAGCAGGTGAAAGCCAATAATGCAAAAATAGCTGAGGAACGTAGGAAAGCTACATCTGTGAGTAAGCGTAAGGCAGCCTCTAAAGCTAAAGCTAAGTTCGACCCCTTAAAGGTTGAAGGTAGTGATTTAGATGCACTTATGGAAGAACTCATTGCAGGCGGTAGATAGCTCCAGCTGTCACCCCTTAAACAATAATAAAAAGGAAACTTAATGTCTACAACTTCTAAATTTAACTCAGGTAAATACACTTCTACTGATATCGATGAGCAGTACAACGACCAATTCTGGTCAAAAGGAGCTGTTCAGGAAGCTAAGCGTAAACCTACGTTCTCACAACTAGGAGACCGTTTAACTCAACCAAAACACTGGGGTGATGTTATTGTCAAAGAGAGACATTTACCAATCTTACACCCTATGAACCAACTAGATGGTGGTGTTGATGCTACAACTGCTAACTTACTTACATCTGTGTTCTATGCATATGATGCTGCTGGTGCCCTTGTAGGTACTTTTGAAACTCGTGATTATGCGAATGCTGCTGCTGCTGAAGCTGCTGCTCAGGCTGCTGGTGTTACTGTCCGTAATGGTGCTGGTTCACTTTATAATGGTGATGCTGACTATGCGGTAGTTAAAGGTACATTCCCTACACTTACAGAAGTTGGTGGTAACGTGAATGGTGTTAATGCTAAGTCAATTACTCTTCGTGGTAATGTTGCTGAGTATGGTATGCATATGAAATTCACTCAAAAGTCAATCGACATGGATTCTCGTACAAGTGTACTTGCACAGAAAACTAAAGATTTAGGTGAAGCTAAAGGTGATATCTTTGAAGCTCAAGTACAAGCTGATTTGTTAGCTGCTTCTGAACTTAACCGTGTATTCGCTGGTTCTGCTGCAACTGTTAAAGCTTGTAATAGAGATGCTGAATTGACATTTGCTGACCTACGTATGATGGAGCAAGAACTTAAAAGATTACTAGTACCACGTGATACTAAAATCATCAAAGGTTCTACTAAAGTCGGTACTAAAGTTGTTCAAAAAGCGTTTTACGTGTATGTTGGTCAAGAGCTTTACCCAACTTTACAAGATATGACTAATGGTGCTGGGCAATCTGTATGGGAACCACTAGAGTCTTATGCTGATGCTGCAGGTTCTAATTATGCTGAAGGTGAGATTGGTCGTATCGGTGGTTTCCGTTTCATCGAAGTTGCTAACATGATGAAGTATGCTGGTAAAGGTGCTACTGATACTGCTGATGGTACTGCTAATGATGTAGCTGGTTTCCAAGCATCTACTATCCCATTTGGTGATACTGATGCTGGTGATCAAGGCTTTGACGTATTCCCGGTACTATTCGTAGGTTCTGACTCATTCGCAACTGTCGGTTTCGAAGGAGATTCAGCTAGAATCAAAACTGCTATGCCTAAAGCTGATGCTAATATTGACCCATTTGGTAAAAATGGTTCTATGAGTATCGCTTGGTATTTCGGTACATTGATCTACAAAGCTGAACGTATCCGTCAAATCGCGTGTACTGCTAAGTTAGTATAGTCCCTATATTAAAGCGTTCTGTAAGCTAGGCAACTGCCTGCTTCTAGGTATTGGTCCCAGGAGTAGCAGATGCAACTAGTAGAGAAGCAATAGTATAGCTAGCTACCCTTTGCGGGGGTAGTTATGGTATACTACCACTTTAACAAAATGTATGACTTAAAGTCAGAGCTATATGGCAATTGGGAAACCAATCCAAACTAAAAGGATAATAACACATGAACATGGATATGTTTAAAGATTTAACTAATGCACAACTAAAAGAAGAGTGTCAAGCTCAAGGTATTAAAAACATAGCAGCTAAGAACCCTGGCAAGCCTAATAAAGATGAGTATTTAGCAGCTATTGCAAATCACTTAAGCTATGGCGGTGAAGGTGATGATGTAATTACAGCTGAAGACATTGCAGAAGCTAAGAACCCTAAAAAGAAGGTTCAAACTAGAGCACAGCTTGACAGGTTAGAAATGTTTAGAAAAGATCGTGTTATTGTACATGATGTGCAAGAGAACCAGTCCAAGGATAAGGATGAAGTTATATCAATATCTTGGGGTAATAGAGTTCTAGGTGGTCAGACTGATTTAGTGGCTATGAATGGCTTACCGCAGTATGTTAGACGTGGTGCTCTTAACAATATGGCAAATGCTACTACTGTCATCCATAAGCCTAGAGCTAATGGTAATGGGGCTGACTCTGAGGTAGTTCCGAGATTTATCATAACTGAAGTTGCAGGCCTAACTGAAGCAGAGTTAAAAGAGCTAGCTACTAAGCAATCAATGAGAGCTGCTAAGTACGCATAGTGACTACAGTGCCCTCTCTGGAGGGTATTGGTAGATATTATAAAGGATTAGCATGGCTGATATATTGTGGAGTGATATAGTAGGAGACAAGACTATAACTGCTGGTGGATTTATGGGTGACTTGCTCACTATCGCAAGAGTACATGTTGACAAAGCGGTAGATGATAATAGACTAACACAAACACAGGCTGGTGAGATATATACAGCTATGATACCTGCTGCAATGCAAGAGGCTGTAAGATTTGTGTTGGATGAAAAATTAAAAGAAGCACAGATAACCGATACAGCTGCAAATACTGCAATACGAGAAGCAGAGCTTGTAGCTAAGCGTAACCTCACAGAGGCAGAGCTAGAAAAACAGTGGGGCTATAATGTTACTAGAGACCCTAATACAGATGAGTTGGTCTTAGGTGACACTACTGGTGTTGGTAAAATTGATGTAGATACTGATAACTCTACTAAACAAGGTGTATTACTTGAAGATGACCATAGTCTTAAAGTGCAAGCACGTCTTACAGAGGTGGAGAATACTGCACTAGTCCGTGAAAAGGCTGAAAGTGAAGCTAAAAATAATGTAGTTGATGGTGTAATTGATACCCAGCTTAAAAAAGTAAAAGAGGAGATTGCCTTAGTGTACACTGATAGAGTTATTAAAGATAAAGAAGCTGCAGCACTTGGTATGGATGATGTTATATTAGCATCTAAAGATGCTAAGACAGGTACCACTGTGTATACTCCATACTATGTGGAGGCACCATAATGGCTGATTTCACAATACCTAAAGGTAAAGCATACGAGTTCACAGTTAGAGTTGTTGCTAAGGATAGCTTCCTAGCACAAAACCTTACTGATATGGATAATGCTACATTTGAACTGATTGGGCTAGATGATGCATGTGTGTATG